AACTTTGTTTTTCATAAAAATATGTTTTTTGTGGTCAGAAAACACCCGCGGGCATATTAATGCAAAAAGAGGGTGTTTTAGAGAAGGTTCTATTTTTTCTCTATAAAAAAGTTTTTAAATTATTGTCATGAAAAAAAAAAATAATAAAAAAAATTTTTTAAAATAAAAATAAAAAAAAAAAAAAAAAAAATATAATAGAGTGAAACACATAGGCTTACAAGCGAAAAAAAATGTTAATCTTTGCGTTAAAATAGATGTTAATGTTAATCTACTACTTTAACACCACAACTGAAAATGAAGCCGTTAGACCATCTTAAGCAGTTAAGCATTGAAGATAACCGTAAGCGACACCCTAACTTCCCCGATTCATTGAGACCTAGCAAAGAATACAAGACCAGCACGGCCAATGGACTGACCAAGGCTGTGGTTGACTTTCTAAACTTTAGTGGCCATTTTGCTACACGCATCAATAACCAAGGCACTTGGGTTAGGGATAAATTCAAGAAGGGCGGTGGCTTTTATAGGCCATCAACGCAGGTCAAAGGAATCGCTGATGTGGATGCTCTGATCAAAGGTTACAAGGTTGCCATTGAAATCAAGATAGGCGCCGACAGACAATCCGATGCTCAGAAGGATTACCAAGCCAAGATTGAGCGTGCCGGTGGGTACTACTGGATCGTAAAGGATTTTGACCAATTCCACCAACTTTATACTACCTTTGTAGAAAAGCAATCCAATGGCCAAAATAACTAGGTCTGATGCTAAGGATAAAAAGTACAAGGTAGAAGTCAATGGCAAGATCATAAACTTTGGAGCCAAGGGCTATCGTATCAAGCCCGGTACTGATGCTGGTGATTCATACTGCGCCAGGTCTGAAAAGATTAAAGGAGCCAAGGACCCAAGCACAGCCAACTATTGGGCGCGTCAGCTTTGGTCATGCAGGGGCGATAAGTCAGTAAGTGATAAACCTTTCTTCGGAAAAATTAAACTTCCATAACATGCTAAAAAAATATGTTAAACCATTATCGGTTGCAGAAAAGTACATGCAACTAAAGAAGCAGACAGAAGCAGCAGGGATGACCGTGACTGAAAAGGATGGCAGAATAATTGTAAGCAGAAGGAGGCGTTAGGATGCCATTTAAGTCGAAATCACAGCAGCGGTTTATCTGCGCTACCGACCCTAAGCTTTGCAAGAAATTCGCCTCAGAAACGCCTAAAAGCGCATATAAGAGCCTTCCTGAGAAGGTTCGCAAGCGTAAAAAATAAGATTGTTAACATCAATATTTAAGAATGCCATTCAAACCAGGAAAAAGTGGGAATCCAACAGGTAGGCCAAACGGTGCTAAGTCCGAAAAGACTCTGCAATGGGAAGCATTGGGTGAGGCATTATTGACCAAACATTCGGAGCGTGCCAATAAGATTTTGGAGACCATGCCCGATGATAAGTTCCTAGACAACTACGGCAAGCTGCTCGAATACTTCAAGCCCAAGCAGGCGCGTACCGAGATCAAGCAGGAAGGCACGCAACAGGTCGAAGTGATTATAACTAGAAAGGCGGAATGATCTGCCAGTTGATGTAATTGGCAACACTGTTCCTTCATGGGGCAGCATGGGGGTTCGACTCCCCCACTGGCAACTATGGCGATAATACTAGAACTTCCAAGACCGCATGTGAACCAACAGTTTTTGTTGGACAATCGCAAGCGGTTTAATGTTCTGAAATGTGGCAGGCGATTCGGCAAGACCGAGCTTTGTCAGGAGCTGATAGCCGAGGCATTTGAAAACGGTTGGTTTACAGGCTATTTCAGTCCAACGTATAAGGATTTGTACGAGGTATGGAAAACCACGCTTAACAACTTTCATAATGTTATCGTAAGCAAATCGGAGACAGTCAAGCAGATAGTGTTTCTGAACGGTGCCAAGGTTGACTTCTGGAGTATGGAAGAACCTAACTCCGGTCGAGGTCGCAAGTATCATCGCGTGCTAATCGATGAGTGCGAAAAGGCAGGTAAGTTTCAGGAGGCTTGGGAACAGGCGATAGCACCGACCCTAACCGACTTTGGCGGCGATGCTTACTTCCTATCAACGCCCCAATTCGGACAGACCTATTTCAAGAAGCTTTGCAAGAATCAGGACTTAAAGCCCGATACTTGGAAAACCTTTGTTTATTCAACTTATGACAATCCCCATATCAATCGGGAAGAGATTGAAATGATGCGGACCATATTGCCTCCAATGGTTTTCGATTGCGAGTACATGGCAGCGGATGTGGATGGCAAGGCTATGAATCCATTCCTTTACGCGCTGGATGATATCCACTTCAGCACTGAGGTTCAGATGGATTGGAAGAAGCAGCTGCATATCGGAATCGACTTCAACCTTAACCCATTCGCCGTAGTTTTCGCCAACATTTGGCGCGATGAGTTGGGGCTGCATGTGAACTTCGTAAATGAGTTCAGCATAGAGAACGGTTCGCTCCAATCTATGGCGCAGCGCATCAAGGCGATGTATGGACCCATCTTGCATAACGCCAAGCTCACTGGTGATGCGATGGGTAAGAACAGGAACATAGCCTTGGCCGACAACGCCAGCAACTACGAAACCTTGCGCAGGTTACTTGGCATCAGGGAATCGCAGATAATTATACCGCCCAATCCTACCCATGAGGGCAGCCGTAACGACTTCAACTACCTGCTTCACATCAGTACGGACCGCAAGAATCAGAGTCATCTGAGGGTGAATCCAACCAATTGCCCAGGTCTAGCCCACGACATGCGGATGGTTCAGTGCGATGCCACTGGTTCCATCATCAAGGGCAACCGTAAGGATTTGACACAAAAAGCTGACTTCCTTGACTGTGCGCGTTATATTATTAATACATTTGTAAAGCCCGACATCGAGCGGCACCAAAAGCATAACTTCGGACAACTAAACTTCAGGTAATGTATTGCAAATCTTGTCTTAAAGTCAACCCACTTCCGCGATGCGTAGAGCCAGGTGGCGAAATCATATTGACCGGGATTACCTTCCCCAATGATGTCAGCACGAATCTTTACGCGATTCTTTGGGACATATCAAACAATCGGCAAAACCTATTCAACATAACCGTTGATGGTTTAGGCGAAATAATCGAGACCGATGGCGTGGCTTCGACAGGGTTGAACCTAACCGATGCTTACAATCTAATGGGGCATAGCTACGAGCTTGAGTTCACCAATCTGAACCTTGAGTCTGTGACCGCTACCATTGATGGCACCAATACTTGCTGCATCAAGTTCACCACCTTAAAGCCATTGGTTGGTGATGGCGAAATCGAACTTAGCACAGGTCAGTGCGATGCTTGAGATACTAACAGGCATAATCGTTTCAAGCTGCATCTCGGTCGGGGTGTATGTCTCGGCGCAGTTTAATAATTACGAGGCTTTCGATGACAGCCCTGAGATATTGCGCAAGGAGCGAGTTGATGGCGCGATGATACTTTGGTGGGTTAGGTGGTACGGTTCATATCTGCCTTACCTTATGAGAAAACCCCTGTACTTTTGCTTGCCTTGCATGGGTTCGCTTTGGTCTGTTCCTGCGCTTTTGTATCTATCTTTGCCGTGGTACTATTGGCCGCTGTTTATGCTCGGCACATGCGGCATCAATGGACTCATTAGATACAACCTCAACACATGAAGAAGCACTACCATCGCGTTCATGGTTTCCATTACATCATGCGCGGCGGCGAGTGGTATGTGTTGATTGATGGCAAGTGGCGTAAATGTGCGCCACCTACACAGCGTTACCCATTACTTATAAATGATGATATTCAAAAAGAAACAACCCGACCTCAAAGCGATTTGGAGGGAGAATCGGGAGGAACTGCTTAAGCTCTATGCTGCCGAGGTTCCGCAGGGCGATAAGCTCTCGATGGAGAAAGCCTTGGTAGATTTAGATGGCAAGGTTTACTATCGGTTTACAGGCAGCAGCACCATTGTTCCATTGGAGCGGATGGGCAAGATGCAGGACTTCCTGACCATGATGAGTGCAGGCCTAGACGAAAAGGAGCTGACCGCTTTGATTGATGTGGCCAATGGTGAGTTGGCTTTGGCATTGGCAGGCAAGAAGGCCGATGTGGTCAAGATTGGCGCGGTGCTGAGTCAGATTAAGGAAAGGCAACAGATGATTCTGCACGATCAGTTGATGTGGCAGTTCATGGCGGTTCAGTTGGTTCGGGAGGATGAGCCAGCCGCTAGGTTTGTTCAAAAGATTCACGATGAAAAGGTTGAGGCCTTGCAGCAGCTGTACTATCAGCACCCCGATTACTCTTTTTTTCAGACTCCCGAATTGAGGCTTCTAAACGAGTTGTTAAAGTGTTCACCACGCGATTGGGAAACATTGTTGGTCAGCTCGATTCGGGAGAGAGACCGGTTAAAGAGGATGCTTTCGTACTTGCGTGGCGCGAAAGGATCAGGCAGCGACAAGAAGATCACCGCACCCATGTCATGATGTTGGTTGAGGGCGATGTCAGGAATTACGAGGCTATGATGTCGGCTAGTTGTGAGACTTACTTGATTGCCATGGAGGCTTATGTTAAGAAGGTTTTGTTGAGTAAGCCTAAAGAAAAGTCACCCATTAAACGCTGAAATAGTTAAATTTACAGCATGGCAACAGAAGACATACTCATACGATATCGGGCTGATGTTTCGCAGCTTGAGGCTGACATCAATAAGGTTATCGATAGTCAGGAGGAGCTGACTAAGGCTACCCAGCAACAAACAACTGAGATAACCAAGGCTGCCAATGCTCAAGAATATGCCATCAAGAGGCGTAATCAGTTAATAGCTCAGGAAGAAAAAAACCTGAAGCAATTAAAGGCGGCACAAAAAGAAGCTTTTGATCCCGATCAAATTGAAAAGTTTAACAAAAAGATTGAGGAAAGCAATAAGAGGATAGGCTTATTGAGTGGTAATGCCAAGAAGCAAGCCAGTGGAATCACACAGCTTGGCAATGTTGCAACAGGAGTATTCACAAACATTGCTGGGTTAGCAGCTGCTGCATTCAGTGTGGATGCTCTCTTGAACTTTGGTAGACAAGCAATTGATACTTTCGCCAGATTAGAGTCAGCTCAGATAACCTTTGAAACATTGGTTGGTAATGCTGAATTGGCTACCAAGTTATTTAATCAATTAAAGGATTTCAGCATCAAGACTCCGTTTTCGGCTGAAGATGTTCAAGGTGCCGCAAAGACTTTGATTCAGTTTGGAGTAAGTACAAGTGATGTTCTTGAAACCGTAAAGATTCTCGGTGATGTGTCGGCAGGAACAGGTAAGAATATCCAAGAGTTATCTGTGATATTCGGTCAGATTGCTTCAACCGGTAAGCTTACGGGTCAGGACTTGCTTCAGTTAATTAATGCTGGTTTTAATCCGCTTCAGGTCATTGCCGAAAAAACAGGCAAGAGTTATTCGCGCTTGAAAAAGGAAATGGAAGATAGCAAAATCACTTTTGATCAGGTTCAAGAGGCTTTTAAGATTGCCACTTCTGAAGGAGGTAAGTTTTATGATTTAACCAATAAGCTTGCAGGAACAACGGCAGGACAGTTATCTACCCTTAAAGATGAATCTGACCAGTTGGCTGCTTCCATTGGTGAAAAGCTTGCTCCTGCATGGCTTAGATTATATAGGAATTTTTTGAAAGTGGTTGATGCTTTATTAACAAGTGATGTTGTTGAGCAACAGGAAAAAGTTCAAACACGAATTCAAAAGATTGCTGATGTGCTTCAGGCAGAGGTTGAAGGGCAGAGAAAGTTTTATGAAGAGTCGGTAAACCTAAGTCCTGCTGAAGCACAGATAAAGGCTATTGAAGGTGTTCGTAAGCGCATAAACAGAGAGATTGGGTTATACATTGGAGCATCTACCGAAGAGGGTTCAAGAAGGTCTGCCGATTTGAAGTATGAATTGCAGATTTTGGATGATTTAGAAAAGGCTTATGCTGATGCTGCCGAGGAAGCCAAAAAACAAGCTGAAAAGCGCGCTCAAGCTGAGGCTGATGCATCTGCCCAGGCTGCCGAAAAAAGAATTAAGGAAGCTCAAAAGGTAGCTGCTGAAGTCAAGAAGATTCTTGATGATCTTGATAAAGAAATTCGCAAGGTTCAACAGGATTTAGCGAAACAAAGGATTGAGATATTGCCTGAAGATTCACAGAAGCAGCAAGAAGATAAGATAATCGCTTTGGCTGACTTGAATGAACAGGCTATTGAAGAAGAGATAGCTGGTAAGATTAAGGCCGTTGAAGAAGATACCAAACTGAGTGAAAAGCAAAAGCAGGATATAATTAAGAAATACAATGAGCTTAAAAAGGCTCGATTGGATTTGGCACAGTTCAATGAGCAGAATGAACTTAATATTATCAGTGCCGAACAGGTCAAGAGAATAGAAGAAGCTGCCAAGCAACTTGATGATTTGAATATTGAGCAGGCTTTGGTTATTGAAGCCGATAAGGTTGAAGCGGCCAATGAAGCAGTAGCTAAAAGCTTTGAGGATTTGGGTGAGGCGATTAGCAAGGCTGATTTTGAAGCGGCTAAACAAGCTGTAACGGCTCGAACTGAAGCATTGAATCAGGCATTAACTGAGGAAAATAATATCAACAAGACTAGGATTGAGAATGCTAGGGAGGCTGAAAAGGCCAAGGTTCAGGCAGGTGAGGCTGGAGATGCTGAGAGGAAAGCGATAAAGGTTAAGTATGATAACCAAATTGAGAATGCCGATAAAGAGTTAAATGAAAAGATTGCTGAAAATAATAAAAAGTTAAACGAAACTATTGAAGCCGAAACACAGCGAGCAACAGATGCTAGGATTCAGCAGACATTTGAGATTTTAAGTGCAACTCAGTCTGTACTAAATGAAATAAACTCATTGTTTAAGGCTTCAAGTGATCAAAGAATATCAGAGATTGAAGCAGAAAGAGATGCCCAGCTTGAGAATATAGATGCTCAATTGGCAAAGAATGAGGAATATTTAGAGAAGCGCAGGATTAGTGAAGAAGAGGCTGCATCAAATGAGAAATCTTTGATTGAAGAGAAGGCCAAGATTGAAGCAGCAACACAGAAAAAGATTCGTGATGAAAAGCGCAAACAAGCAATTTTAGATAAGGCGGCTGCTTTATTTGATATTGCATTAAATACTGCTATTGCAGTTTCAAAGGTTATAGCTCAAACAGGAGTTGCTTCACCTGCATTAATTCCACTAATCATTGCTCAGGCTGCATTACAATCAGCCGCTGTAATAGCTCAACCCATCCCATACCGCAAAGGTTCTAAGGATACTGGTGCTAAGGGGCATTTAGCTAGGGTTGGTGAGGAAGGCGAAGAGTTGGTGTTTATGCCATCCAATAGCAAGGTCCTTCCTGCTAGGCAGACTCGAAAGTATGCGGACATAATCGATGCGATGTACGACAACAAGCTTGATGATTATGTCTACAAGAACTATATCACTCCTGCTTTGATGGCTCAGAAGGAGGCAAAAGATAACCAACGCGCCAAGAGTTTCGCCGAGAATATGGCTAATTCGATTGTTTACAATCAAACAGGATTAACCCCATCTGACTTGGAAGCTCAGCGCAAGAGGGGTCAATATATCCGCAATGTGGATGAGATAGCAGAAGCCATCGCCAAGAAGCTACCAATTCGAGACATTTACAGAGCATGAGTTATAATATAACCGACTTTAGTGAATTAGAGATTGAGGTGACCGATACGGTCAGGACTTGGTACATTCCTAAGTTCAGGATTTACATGACCGTTGATGAGCCATACTGTTATCTGTATTGGACTGACACGGAAAAAGGAAGTCCGGGCATTACGCGTAAGCTTATATTGGATTATAACGATGTAACCTTTGGCCTGCTGACTCCGACCTCTGCACTTGAGGTAAAGCAGACCATTGAAATATATATGGTTTCGGCCTTCCCGAATCTGAGCGGTTATGTTCCATATACGGGAGCCACGCAGAATGTAGACCTAACGCCCTATGGACTAACGACCGATTTTGTGGCGTTTGATTTGAATCCAACTGCCGCTGCTGGTGCTGGTCAGATTGTTTATGATGGGCAGACAGGTTCGCTGACTTATCTGCTTAATAACAGTTTAGTGCCAAGCCATATTGGTCAAACATTGCATGCCTATGTGCATAATGCCGAAGGTGCGCAGATCAACAAGGGTGAAGCGGTTTATTTGTATCAGGCAACAGGAAACAAGGCATCGGTCAAGCTTGCAAGGAATCTAAGCGATGCTACCAGTGCCAAGACATTGGGTTTGGCGGCAGAGGATATTGGAGCAGGGCAGAACGGAATGGTAATTACCGTTGGGCAATTGCAGGGTGTAGATACCTCTATGTTCAGCGAAGGCGATACCTTGTACTTGGCCAACACTTTTGGAGATTTAACCAATGTGAAGCCATATGCACCGGAGCATTTGGTTTATATCGGAGTGGTTGAGAAGGCCAACGCGAATGGAGAGATTTATGTAAGGGTACAGAACGGCTACGAGTTGAATGAGATTCACGATGTGGATTTGATTACCACGCCTCCAGTAGCTGGCGATGTATTAACCTATAATGGCACTCTATGGGTGGCTCAGGCTGTTAGTGGAGGCAGCGGATTAACCCATCCACAAGTATTAGCAAGAACATTAGGAGCATGATAATATTAAGCAACACAACGGATAATCTTCAAGTAGTATTGGCAGGAAATGTCAGTGCCAATCAACTTCAATGCGTAAGCTCATGGAGGGATATAACCACCACAGCCTATACTCCTGGCAGGACTGTAACGAATACAAACAATACGACTGATGTCAATTTAGTTCCTGCTCCTGGGGCTTCAACGCAGCGAGTGGTTGACTTGGTAAACATCTATAATAATGATACGGCTAATGCGACTGTTACGGTCAAGCTTGATGATAATGGAACGGAATATATTCTTTGGAAAGGTGTAATAAGTCCCATGCAGACCCTTAGTTATGTTGAAGGTGCTGGCTTTACCTTATCTGATGGTTACTTGCCAGAGTTGGTTTATACGGTTCATGCCGATGCAGGAGCTAACTTTGTAATGACCAATGCGACCTTGGCTGAGAGGTTCGCAGGTAATACAACGAGAAACATTATATTGGTTGATTTGCAGGGATACACTCAGGTAAGGATGACAGCCAAAAAAGAGGTGGTAGGTACGGCAGGTTCACTATTCAGGGCTAAATATTATACGGCTTTCAGCACCACGGTAGGTAACTACTTGCAATTGGGCTTATCAGCTCAGGTTGAAATAAGTTTAGCTGCCATAGGTTATGGCGATACAGGTTGGATGGATTTGGCAACAGGAGCAAGGGCTAATGGTATTTACATTACATTCACGGAGCTTGGTGGTGATGCGGTGGCTGACCCAGCAATAGGCAATACGGACATAGCATTTAGATAATCATGGAACCATACTTGGATTGGAAGGAGATAACCATAACTCCAGCGCAGCTTACAGGATACACTACTGCGATTTATATATTGGATGCTCCTGCCTCTAATGAGTTTTATGAAGTGGTCAAGATATTGATAAAGATGCCATTCAATAGCGTGGCTTATGATTACTTGGGTAACTTGGACTTTGAAATCAATGGTGAGCGGATGATGCGGTTTCAAGCTGATACGATTAGCACCGCATCTGATACGGTCAGCATGGGTAACGCGATTTTATGTCAGGACACCTGCGCTCCGTTCATTGGTATAGGTGATCCTATGGTATTAAGATTGGACAGTGCAGCCCCGACTGTTGGCGATTCAGATGTATATATCAAGGTTTGGTTTTATAAGCACGAGTTCTGATGGCATTTAGATTCTACCTCGATGGTCAGCTGACCGATCAGCCGATGAATGACATGGAGTTGTCGACAACCATCAAACGCAATAGCTCGCTCGGTGCTTTGTTGATTACGCAGGATGTGGAGCTTTCTTATAACGGCAACAATGACCCAGAGCCATTAGAGATAAGCGGTTACAGTTATCTTAAAGGCAAGTTCGACACAGGTTCATGCCAAGAGGTTGCCATCAGGATTATTGATAACAGCGACCCAACTCAGACCATTGAGATTTACAACGGAGTCATCAAGGTGCCATCGATTCGATTCGATTTGCAGCGAGTTGTGGCTAAGTGTAAAGTTCAGGACAACAGCTTTTATGCTTATATCAATAATAACAAGTCGATTAAATACGACATCCAATCGCCAACAACAAAGAATGGAGTGTTAATATCGCCTCCACCTGCTTACGATGTGGATGTATTTCTTGGCTGCGATGGTACTGCTTTATTGACTCCAGCCAAGGGATATCGCGTTTACGATGTGTTTCAATATTTGGTGTCTGCAATCAGCGATAATAAGGTGGCCTTCTATTCCAACTTCCTACAAACAGAGCCTGAAGTATTCATCTTTGATGGCTTCGCTTTGCAGAACCAAGGTGCTACACCATCGGTCAAGACTAGCTTTGGTGCGCTGTTTAATGAGATGAATAAGATATTCAATCTTAGCTTTTACATTGACAATACCGACCCGACTAATCCGACCATGATAATGGAAAAGACTTCGGATTTGTTTAGTGGGTTGAATCAAGTAGAGTTCTTGGATATTAAAGACCTTCAATCCAATATTAGGGAGGATAATTTATACGGAACAGTTAAGGCTGGGAGCGATTATAATCCTATTGGATCTGACCAAGTATATACTATTCCGGGCGTAAGTTATTACAGCTTTGGCGAAGAGATATTTACTCCAAAGGGTCAATGCAATATTGATAATGAATTGGACTTGGTTAATCAATTTAAGATTTCCAATAACGCGGTTAATGACCAAATTAATGGCGGTGTTAGCGGTTATGATGATGATTTATTTTTGATTGAATGTAACAATATTGATTATATAACTCATGTATCTTCTGCAGTAGTTTATGGTAGATGGACACCTCCCAATTCTTTATGTCCTAATGCAAGATATTACAACTATAATCTAAGCAACCTTCAGAAGCTTGCCAATTATGGTAATGCTCTTCAAACAACCCTGTTTAATACCTTGACTGTTGGTGTTGGTGGCTATCAGGCAAGTCAGGGAAGTGAAACGCTATTAGTTAGCTCCGAGCCTCAATATATTGCCAATTATATTACTCTGCCCGAAACGATATTGACGTTTGGTAATTTAACCTCATCAGGCAATTACAACGCAGGTCAATACAGTGCTATTACAGGTCGTTACACGGCCAATGCTAATGGCAGCCATAGCTTTGCAGCCAATTACAATTTTGATTGCGATAATCTCAAATCATGCTTAGGTAATTTTACAATAACTACGGCTGGTCCTGGTTTGCCAATTGGTTCATATACCACAATATTTATGCAGGATTGTGTTTATGTTACGGCTTACATTAGGATTTATGATGCTGCAAACAACTTGTTATCAACTCAATCGGCTCAAACAATCATATCGGCAGGGATGGAATCTAGTCAGTTAGGTGTCAATTATGTAGTTGATATGGCTTCAACGGATTACGCTGAATTTAGTATTGAAGCGAATATTTACAAGCGGGTTAATTTCCCTGGCAACAACAGCAATTCTTATTCAGTATTTCCTGTTGGGGCAATCTTCAGCCAATCCTTACCACTTCATCCCAACTTTGGCTATCAAATATCGGGGAATCCTTGGGCCACTTGGAACTGGTCTTTTTGCACTAGGTACCCACATATCAATATCTTCTTACAGGCTGACTCAATTACGGCCTGCACGGGAATACCCTCATCAGGCATCACCCTGACCGTTCCAAACCAAGGTAATTATGAGAGTTACGAATACACATTTGATTACGACATCAGCCAAACAGATTGGCTAAACATTGTTTCGCAGCCCACTACATTGTTTATCTTTGAGAAGGATAACCAACAGCGTATCGGTTGGATTGATACCATGAAGCGAAACGATTGGACAGGTTTAACACAGATAAAATTAGTCACTAACAATGCCGTTACTACGCAATAAATTTCAGCCATACTTTCCTGACCCTGACGCTCCCAACAACTACCAATGCGGTTCGGAGCAATATTGCCACCCTGTAACGGTTGGCGATACTGTTTGGAGTCAGTTCTATCAGACCCCTTGTAATGACAATGAGATTGCAGACCCAGAGTTTGATGACTATACTTTAGGCAGCGAGCTTGTATTAAATGGGGATTTCAATATTAATCCTGCAGCCACTTGGAGTTATGACCCTGAATGGACTTGGGATGCAGGCAATACCGAGATGGATTGCTTGAATGGTAGCGGTGCATTGTTGGAGCAGTCGGGCTTGGGAATACTTGCAGGAAATGTCTATAGAATTAGCTTTGATACTACCATAACCAATGGGGAATTTGTGGTATTGTTTGGCTATGGAGATCCTTTGCAAACCCAAACACCTGCTGTAACTAGCAGCGGAACTTATGAGTTTGATTTACAGTTTAACGCCACAGGATTTGAAACGATTACCTTCTATACAGCAAACAACTTCACAGGCAGCGTAACGAATGTAAGTGTTAAGATTATAAACTTTGCCAATTGGGATTATAACGATTCTTGGATTCTTTCCGATGGTCAGGCTTGCCACATAGTAGGTCAGACTGGCGATTTAGATGAGACTGTTGCTAATTACATCGATGCCAATGATTATTATAAAGTCAGTTTCACCGTTTCAGGCCGCACAACAGGATCACTAACGGTTGGCGTTAGTAATGTTGCAACCTCGGCAGTTAATACAAATGGAACCTTTACTTTTTGGTTAACACCCACAGCGGCTGGAGTGATGAAGGTATTGGCCACATCTGACTTCGATGGATGTATCAGTGGTATGTCTCTTTATAAACTTCGCAATGATTACAGTGCTGAGTTAATTGATTCCAATGGTACAAACTATGACGTTTCGAATGCCTTCAGTTACTATCAAGATTATGTTACCTTGGGCTTTTCATTCGATGATTATGAGCTTGCAGATGGCTGCTATACTTTGAATGTTTATGACCAGTGTATAGTGACATCTGATAACTTGGTTACCAATGGAGATTTCGCCAATGGCTTTACCGATTGGATTAAAAATAATGCAGGTACTCAATATTCAATTGTTGCGGATCAATTGGTTTTGACCTTTAATCCTTTTGGAATCGGGTTGACAGATTATATCACAAACGGGGATTTCAGTGGTGGTGCAACAGGATGGACACTTGGAGCAGGGTGGTCTATTGTAAGTAATAAGGCTCGCCATACGGCTGGCAGTGCTGCAACATTAAGTCAGACATTGACCCTCCCTGCGCCTCCGCTTCCTGCATTGGCTTATACTTACTATTTGGGTTTCACAATTAGCAATTGGACCACAGGAACGGTAACGGTTAAACTTGGCAATGATCCAACAGGAACCACCTACACATGGAAAGGAAATGATCGGTTTGTGCAGCTTTATAATGCCAAGCAAAGCGGTTCAGTAGATATTACCTTTACTCCATCAAGTAACTTTGATGGTGATATAGATGATATCAAACTAGTTGGAACGGGTCACTCTGCTTTTGTATTGCTATATCATACTGGGATTAATACATTAACTCCTGGAACCTATCAAACAGAATGGGAAGTTATTGGCTCAACGGCACTTGGTAGTTCAGTTAAAGCCTATATGAATGGTTCACCTTTACCACCGTATCAGAGCGCGGCAGGCATTTACAGTTACACTCAATCTTATACTCTTAACGGTGGTACTTATTATATTTTGGCAAACTTTGGAAAGACCGACCCAAATTATATTCAGGTCAATTATGTTGAAGGTAGCATTACTGTAGATAATGTAAGTCTTACAAAGATTGAACCTTTTGAAGCTACTTACGCCAGCGATTGTATTCAATTCAATTCAAATGGATTTGCAAGAACCAAGATGCTAGTAGGTTATTGTGATCAACCAAGCTTCGGCTTTGAGTTCGCCAACACAGGATTTAGGCTTCAACAGAGGGCTGAGATTCGCTCAATCGCTCCGACCTATCCTAAGTCCACCACAGTGATGAAGAGTGGAACAGGAAACGCCAGAGTGGCTTACAGCGAGGTTGAGAAGTATTGGCAGCTTCATACAGGATTTGCCTCGGAAACTTTCCACGATGCGATGGCTGCCATCATCAGCTGCGACCATTTCCAAATCGGAGACACTGAAGATGTAGGCGTAGAATATATAGCAGAGGCTGAAGATTACTCACCTAACTGGCAAACGGATGGTTCTTATAGCCTAGCCACGGCGGTATTTAACCTGCGCGTCAAAGAAAAAGGCCAACAGTTCAATAGACACATTTAATTGATTATATTTGCAACAACTGGTGCCAAATAGGGTGAGGCATTAAGTAATCCCAAGAAACTCAAATCTAAACTCAAAAAATCTTTGCTCTCATGGCAACTTGTTTAAATTACAACTGCGAGGCTCTTGGCGATCACGAAGTAGCAACGCTTACCTGTAAAGGCCCACGCCCAGCAGGTATCTCCGAG